TACAAGACGATAGCGACGGAAATGGCGCATACATCGCAAAGTGGAATAGTGCATCCCCTCAACCCACTGAAGCAGAGATCGAAGCGGCTCACGCTGAATGGCAAGCCGAATACGCCGCCGCCCAATACCAGCGGGATCGCAAAGCCGAATACCCATCCCTAGACGAACTCATCGTCGCCCTGTGGGAAGGTGTAGTCGAAGAACGCATGGCATCTGTGACTGCGCTTGAGGCAGTGCGTCAGGCGGTGAAGGCGAAGTATCCGAAGTGATGACCTGTCATCAGAAACCGGCCATGACCAGTATCGCCAAACTCAAAAAGAAGTGGCTGAAAAACCCGAAGCTGTGAAAAGGCTTTTAAACGTATACCAAACTAAACTCCAAATTGTTATAAATAGTAGTAACAATGAATTTGGAGTTAAATTTTGGCAACGATATCTAATTTAAACATTGATGCAGCCGCTGATTATTCATCTACTGTTACAATAAATAGTGTAGCTTCTGACGGAACAGAAACAACATTTGATTTAACAGGCTATACAGCAACCGCTTCATTAAGAAAAAACTTTGCTTCTAGTTCGAGCACCGATTTTCTCTGTTCAGTAGCATCTCCTGCTACTGATGGAAATGTAAATATATCTCTTACAGACGTTCAAACTGAGGCACTTGACCGAGGTCGTTATCTGTGGGATATGGTCATAACATCAACTGGTGGTACAAAAACCAGAGTTGTTGAAGGTGTAGTCACAGTAAACCCAAGTGTAACCCGATCATAGGAAATAGATAATGGTAATTAAAGCGAAAGTAAACACAAACAACACTATCGTTGTTACTAAACAAAATGTTCCCGGTATGTCTACGCTTAAAAATTTAACCGATGTTGATGCTACAACTCTTGAAGATGGTTCTGTACTAATGTATGAAGCATCAGCAAATAAATTTAAAGTCACAACAGATATTTCTTTAACAGGTACAAATTATGTATCCGGCGGAAACTTTTAGGAAAATAAAAAATGGCAACAGTAATCAAAATCAAAAAGAGTACGGGAAGTACTGCCCCTACTGCTCTGGGTAACGGCGAGTTAGGTTATACTCAGGCAGCAGGTACACAGGCAAACGGTGGTTATCGTTTGTATGTTGGTGCCGGAACAGAGACAGCAGGCGAGGCAGATCACATTGATGTTATCGGTGGTAAGTATTTCACCGATATGTTGGATCACGCTCACGGTACATTAACAGCATCATCTGCGGTCGTTGTAGACACAAACAGCAAAGTTGATACTTGGAATGTTGATAACATCAATATCAACGGTAACACTATTTCATCTACAGATTCAAACGGCGATGTAGTCATAGACCCCAACGGTTCTGGTGTAGTTGATGTAAACACTTCTATTATCAGAAACGTAACTGATCCTACTCAGGCACAAGACGCTGCAACAAAGGCATATGTAGATGCCACATCATCTGGACTAGACGTAAAGGGTGCTTGTTTGTATGCAACAACAGCAGCACTGGCGGCCGTTACTTATGCTAACGGTACATCGGGTGTAGGTGCTACACTAACGGCTAACGCTAACGGTGCTTTAACGGTTGATGGTGCATCACCTTCAACCAGTGACCGTATTCTGGTCAAAGATCAGGCTTCAGGATTGCAGAACGGTGTATACACAGTTACCGCAACAGGTGGTGCGTCAGCAGTGTTTGTTCTTACAAGAGCAACAGACTACGACACCAGTGCAGAAATATCAGACGGTACATTCTTCTTTGTTCAGCAGGGAACCGCAAACGCAGATAACGGTTATGTGATGACCACGAACGGTACTATCACAGTAGGTACTACCGCAATCGCCTTTGACCAGTTCTCTGGTGCTGGGCAGATAACAGCTGGTGCTGGTTTAACAAAGACTGGCAACACAATGGATGTAGGTGCTGGTACAGGCATCACAGTCAACGCAAACGACATTCAAGTTGCTACCACATATGCTGGTGGTACAAGTATCGTATCATTGGGTACAGTCACTACTGGTGAATGGACTGCAACAGCGATTGACTTGAGTAGCTATGCTACTGGTAACTTGGCAGTCGCAAGACTCAACGGTGGTAATGCTGCTTCAAGTACAACATTCTGGAGAGGCGATGGTACATGGGCAGCCCCGGCCGGTGCAGGCGATGTGGTAGGTCCTGGTTCTGCGACAGACAATGCTCTCGCAAGATTTGATAGTACTTCTGGAACAGTAATACAGAATGGTGTAGTAATAGTAGACGACTCAGGTAATATGTCTGGTGTTGGAACACTTGCTGTTGGTGTTATAACAAATACAGGTGGAGTTGCACTAAAGAATGGATCGACAAGTGCTGGTTTTCTAGAGTTCTTTGAAGATTCAGATAATGGTACAAACAAAGTAACTCTTATTGGTCCTGCGTCAACGGCTGATGTAACAATTACATTACCGGCAGCTGCAGATACACTAGTTGGCCAAGCTACTACAGATACACTAACAAACAAAACAATAAGTGGTTCAACGAATACATTATCTAATATCGCTAATGGTTCTTTGGCCAATTCGTCACTATCTTTTGGTGGTGTAACTGTGTCACTTGGTTCTTCCGATTCAACACCAGCATTTGACTTATCAGATGCCACATCATATACTGGTGATAGTGCTCTGGTAACAACAGGCACAATCGCTTCTGGTACTTGGGCTGCTACAGATATTGCGGTAGCATACGGCGGCACAGGCTTGTCGGCAATAGCAAAAGGTTCATTACTTGTTGCTAACACGGCAGATACACTAACCGCACTTGATGGTGGAGGCAGTAACGATGGTGTAGCTTTCTACACAGCATCAACTGATACTATCTCTTGGGCAACATCCCTGGACGGTGGAACTTTCTAAATGGCAGTTGCAATATTACCGAAACGGTCACACACTTTAAGTAGTACTCCTACCACAAGTGACCTTGTGGAAGGCGAACTTGCTGTCAATACGGCAGACAAGAAGATTTATATGCGTGACGCTAGTAATAACATTGTTACTGTCGCTAATGAAGGTGTTTCGGAATCAACTGCAACATCAAAAGCTGTTGTAATGGCGATAGCCCTAGGATAAGTTATGGCAATACCCAACTCAAAGGCAACCCTAAAGACTTGGTGTAAAAGGAAACTCGGTTACCCGGTTATTGATATCAACATTGACGAAGATCAATGCGATGACCGTATAGATGAAGCTCTACAATACTTTTATACTTTCCAGTATAATGGTATGCAGCGTGTTTATTTAAAACATAAGATAACTCAAGCAGATGTAGATCGTGCAAATGTAAACGAGACAGAAACTGCTACAGACGGTAATCAACTAACATCAACAGTGAATGGTGCGTTGACTGCTGGAAACACATCTGTTACACTTGCAAATGCTTCACAGTTTCCAGCAACAGGTACTATCAAGATTGCTGCTGACGGTACTAACGCAGAAGAAACAGTTGCATACACAGCCAAGACAGGTAATGTATTGACTACTGCTGCACTTACAACTAACCACGACTCTGGCGTTGCAGTAACAAGTGTACATCAGATAAGTTGGTCAACTGGTCAGGCATACTTACCTATGCCAGAGTCAGTTCAAAGTGTTCTAAGAGTATTGCCTTTTAGTGATCGTGGTAATCTGAATATGTTTGATATTCGTTATCAGTTACGCCTCAATGATCTCTATGACTTCTCATCTGAATCTGTTATTCATTATCAAATGACGATGTGGCAACTCGACCTATTAGATATGATTCTAATCGGTGAGAAACCCATTCAGTATAACGTACATCAGAATCGTTTGTATATCAATATGGATTGGGGTGACGATATCGAAGTTGGTGAATACATCATCATTGAATGTTATCGCAAACTAGATCCAACAACTTGGACAGACATTTATAATGACCTTTGGTTAAAGAAGTACTCTACTGCTCTAATCAAAAGGCAGTGGGGTGAGAATCTAATGAAGTTCAATGGTGTCACGATGTTGGGTGGTGTCACGATGAACGGTGGTGCTATCTATGAAGCAGCACTTGCTGAAATAGAAAAACTTGAAGAAGAAAGTAAACTTACTTGGGAAGAACCCCTCCTTATGGATATTGGGTAGAGTTATGTATGGTGATTTCAACCCAAAGGACATCGGTAAGATAGGTAGACCTTATGCTTGGAAACTCCAACAAGAAGGTTGGGGTGTTTATGATAAAGATGGTAAAGATACATCAGCATATTGGTATGGTAAGAAAAATCCAGGCCTTGCTGAGAGAAATCGTTTAGGTCACGATGCGAAAGCAAGAGCAAACATCAGTAAGAATCACGCTGATGTAAAGGGTGAGAAGAACCCTATGTTCGGCAAACGGCATAAGAAAACATCTATCAAGATTATGTCGGAGAATAGAAAGGGTATGAACACCGGACCAAAATCGACAGAGCACAAACGCAAGATAGGTTTGGCAATGACAAAATACTGGGAGAACCGGCGTGCCAACTAATCACTACTTCTCTAAGGGCACTATCTCGGAACAATACCTCTACGAAGATTTAGTCATAGAAGCTTTAAAGATATACGGACACGACTGCTTCTATCTCCCACGCAAGTTAGTAAACAAAGACCAACTCTTTGGGGAAGACCCATTGAGTTCCTTCAATGACGCATATATGTTGGAGATGTACATGGAGACCGCCGAAGGTTATGAGGGTGAGAAAGAACTAGTAACCCGATTTGGTTTAGAAATACGAGATGAAACAACTTTTGTTATTGCTCGTCGGCGTTGGTTAGACCTAATTGCACACGACGCCAATCTGATTACTTCCGTTAGACCTGGAGAAGGTGATTGGATTTATATGCCTAATGTTAGGCGTTTATTTGAGATTAGTTTTGTAGATATAGATGACCCATTCTATCAGATAGATAATCTACCGGTCTACAAACTTTATTGCCGTACTGTTGAATACTCCGATGAGAGAATTGACACAGGCATTGATGCTATTGATAACATTGAAACTGATAACACAGGCGATGCATTACAATGGCAGTTCCTTTCTGAACAGGGAGCAACTACAAACTATGTTGAGAATATCGAACTTGAACGAGGTACTAACCTATACGGTACTGGTACTGTCGAACTTGAAACGGCCACAGATGGTGGCACCGGTGTTCTTATAGGTGAAACTGAAACTGGGTTTGGTTCTATAATGACAGAAGAATCAACATCGAAATACTCCTTCTTCATCATCAATGAAGAATATGAGATTACTACATCTGATCCGTTGGCAGACAATGATTGGATTGAAGATGCGATTACAAGTTCTACAGACCCAGTGTTAGATTTCACAGAGAAGAATCCTTTTGGTGAACCAGCGGAGAGTATATAAATGTTAGGACAATATTTTTACAACGAAAGTCTGAGAAAGACTATCATTGCTTTTGGTAGTTTATTCAATGACATTCAAATCACAAGAAAAGATAGTTCTGGAAGTACAGTACAAACTATGAAAGTTCCTTTGGCCTATGGACCAAAGCAGAAGTTTATCACACGACTTACACAAGATCCTGGGGCCACACAACAGGTCGCATTGACTTTGCCTCGTATTGGGTTTGAGATTCAGTCGTTTGATTATGACTCTACAAGAAAACTAAATAGAACTATAAGGCAGAAAAAAGTTTCTAATACTACCGATAAGAAGCTGAAACAGATGTCTACTCAGTATACACCTGTGCCTTATAATATGAATTTTGAGTTATTTGTTATGGCAAAGAATAGTGATGATGGTATTCAGATCATCGAACAGATACTCCCATTCTTTCAACCGGAGTATACTGTGTCGATAAAAGAAGTTCCTGACATGGACATTGTTCGTGATGTTCCTTTTGTACTCAACAGTGTTGGGTACGAAGATACATACGAAGGTGATTTTACAACAAGACGAGCAATCATTTACACATTATCGTTTACTGCTAAGTCATACGTCTACGGTCCTGTTACAACTGCCAAACCAATCACAAAGGTATCAGCCGATACATACACTGATCTACCGGCAGCTGCACCTACCAGAGTCCAACGATTTACAGTTCAGGTCACTGGTACGGGTGATGATGATGATAACTTTGGATTCAACGAATCAACATCGGAATGGGTGTAAATGGCAGATTATTCAGACGATATCGCAAAGTTACTCTTTGAT